CCGCTCTGCTGAGAACTGGACGGATATTCGTCAGATCATGGTCAACGTGAACTATTACATCGGCAATCAGTGGATCGGCTGGAATCGAGCAGAGCGCCGGATTCAAGTATTGCCGAACGAGTCCGGTGCTGAACGCGTGGTTCGCAATAAGATTAGGCCAAGGGTGACAACCCTGCTTGCCAAGCACACGAAGAACAAGATCAAGTTCGATGTTATTCCCGGGAGCCGGGAACAGCAGGATATCGATACAGCCAAGGCGGCGGACAAGTTCTTGCAGTATCAATGGCAGGAGCTGGACTTTACGCAAAAGACCCGGGATATTTTTCTGAATTGCTTGATCAAGAAGCGTTGTTGGGTGAAGACCTGGTTCGATGCCTCTGCGGGTGACGACATTACGCCGGTGGAAGGTGAACGCGGATATGAAGCTTGGTCGCAAGGCGACCGTAGCCCCGTACATACCGGCAAGATTCGAGCTCGCGTATGCGATCCGTTGACGGTATTCGCGGATCCGGCTGCCACGGCAGAAGAAGATATACGCTGGATCATTGAACGCAAGGCGACGGATGTCGAGGCCATCTTTGAGGAATATGGAGTCCGGGTGTCGCCGGATGCCAACATCGATTATCTCAACGCCTTCGATGTCGCTCGGGCAGACGGGATCGGGACAGGAGAGATCAAGCGCAAAGAGAACATGGCGCTTCTGTATGAGCTTTGGTACCGACCCTGCAAACAATACCCGAAAGGCGCGAAAATCACCGTTGCCGGCGGCCAAGAATTGGATTATTCCGAAGAAGCCGGGGAATTGCCGTATACGCTCTTTGGGTATATCCCGATTCCGGGAACGATCCTGTATGATGCGATCGTGACGGACATGTTGGCGCCGCAGCGGGAGATCAATACCGTACGCTCCATGATTGCCACGCATGCCCGCCGGCTGGGGAACAGTTTATGGCTAAACCCGATCGGCAGCAATGTCGACGAAGAAGAGCTCGTGAACGAAGTTGGGGGGATCATCCACTATTCCCCGGCCAACAACATGAAGCCGGAAAGGGTGCAAGCGCCGGATATTCCGAGCTTCTATGATCGAGAGCTGGCCAATAATGCCGTTGATATCGACGATATGAGCGGTGCGCGTGAAGTCTCACAAGGCCGAATGCCGGCGGGGCTGGACACCATGGGCGGTTTGCAGATCATGGTTGAGCAGGAGAACGAGAAGCTCACTGTGGCGGCCCAAACCTATGAGCGCGGGATGAAGAAGGTCATGCAGCGTATTTTGCGGCTCATGAAAACTCATTACACCGAAGAGCGGCAGGGACGTATCCTGGGCGAAGATAATGAGATAGAGTTGGTGAGCTTCAACGGCTCCAATCTGACCGGCGCGGAGGACATTAACGTCATTCAGGGGTCCAGCTTGCCGGAAATGAAAGCAGCCCAGCAGGAACGCATTATGCTCATGTGGAAGAGCAACGCCATTGTCAAGAAGGACGGCACACCTGATCCTCAGACGCTGCTTCGCTTGATGGGGATGGGCGACTCCGCGGAATTGTTCGAACAGCACGAGCTGGATGAGAACAACGCCAAGATGGAGGACAAGACGTTCGAGGACATGATGCAGAATCCTCAAGCCATGCAGGTCATTCAGCAGTATTTGCAAAAGCTGCAATTCGTCATGTCGGAAATGCAGAAAGCCGGCGCGCCTCCTGAGGCTTTATCCCAGGTTAGCATTCCTTTTCCTGAAGGGGTTCCGGATGTATGGGACAGTGACGACGATGAGATTCATATTTACATTCACAACATTTTCCGAAAGACGTCAAGATATAGGGATATGCCGCCTCCTTTGCGTCAGATGGTCGACATGCACTATCAGAGGCACGTTGCCCGCCTGCAGGCGCCGTTGATCGCTCAACAGCAAGCGGAGGCCTCCATGAGTCAGCAGCAAGCTCAGGAGGCGGATAAGAATCGCCAGCACCAGACGCAAATGAAGCAGATGGACCAGGAAGCCGCCATGCAGCGCGATGCATTGAAAGCCGGTGCGAATATCGCGGCAATGGCAATGAAAGGGGGAGGGGTCACATGAGCCAGCCATACCGTAGCGCGTTATCCGTAACCCCAAGTGATACAACCGTGTTTTCTCCTGAAACAAGGGGGATTTACGTCGGTACGACGGGGGATCTCGCCGTGAAGGTGCAGGACGGTACCTCTGTTTTATTCAAGGCCGTTCCTGCCGGTGCGCTGTTGCCGATATCCGTTGTTCAGGTGTTGGATACGGACACCACGGCCAGTACGATACTTGCTTTATTCTGATAGGCTGCGTGTGAGACTTGCGTAGCCTATTTCTATTATTCGCGGGCGTTGACTCGTTATGGTCGCCGCATAACAGGAGGAATTTCGAATGGGTAAATCTCTTTTGTTGCCTTTGGATCTGCAATTATTTGCAGGCGAAGGCGAAGGTGAAGAAGCAGTAGTTGAACCGGGCGTTGAAGGCGTTCCTGCCGCCGAGGAACCAGAGACCGTAACCCCTGACCCCAAAACGGGCGTGGATGAACCGGCTGCCGCCGAGCTGGAGAAACAAAACAACTTCGAGAAAGCTTTTGCCAAACGTTTGGCTGCTGAACGGGAGAAGTGGCAAACGGAGCAATCGGAAAAGTATAAGGGGTTCGAGGATTACAAGAAGGCCACGGAGTATCTGCAAAAGACGTCCGGTATCTCCGATCTGTTGACGCTTCGGGAGCAAATTGAGCTCGCCGAACTGACAGAACGGGCGGAGAAAGAGAACGTCCCGGCTGAAGTCCTCAAGCGAATTGACCAACTGGAAGTCAAAGCGGCCAAGGCGGACGAGATGGAAGCCGAAGCGAAGCAGCAGAAAGAGTGGCAAGAGTTTGAAGGCAGCTTGAAGGAGTTCGCGAAGGATAAGGCGATCGATGATAAGCCGCTCGACCATATGGAACTTTGGAAGTTCATGCACGAGAACGGCGTGAGTAAGCCGGAAATCGCGTTTAAGGCGATGAAGGCAGAACTCCTGGAAGCCAAACTGGAAACCGCGAAAACTGACGCGGTGAACGAATATTTGAAATCCAAGCAAGGTACAAAAACCGAAGGTGCTCCCGGCACAACCGCAACAACGACGGTCGATCCTCCCAGTTCGTGGAAAGAGGCAGAGCAACGGGCGATTGAGCGGCTGCGAGCGGCAAGGACGCCTACGTAAGGAGAGGGTAACATTATGGCAGCAGATTTGTCCACCATTGCCGATGCATTGAAAATTGACTATCTCCCGAAAATTCAGGAGCAAGTCAACAACGGCAGCAATTATTTTATCATGAAATTGAAGCAAAAAGCCGAACCGATCGATGGTAGCGGGAAGAACTTCTATATCGCGCATCATTACGGTCGTAACTCCGGAGTCGGGGCCGGCTCGGAAACAGGGGACCTTCCTACTGCTGGAAACCAAGCGTATAAAGGGTCGACCGGCAACGTGGCGTATATTCACGGTCGCTTGCAGGTGTCGAATGCTGCAATCCAGGCATCCAAGCGCAAGGATACGTCGTACCTCAAAGAGATGACCGCAGAGGTTAAAGGATTGACAACTGACCTCCAGAACTATATGCGGCGGGCGTCCTTAGGTAACGGCACAGGGAAACTGGGAACCTTTCCGGTTAACTCGACTACCGTTACGCTCACGGTGGATGACGTACGTTTGTTCTTCGTCGGACAGAAAATCGACATCATTGACAGTGACGGTTCGACCGTTGACCAAACGGCCAAGGTGATTACTGCTGTTGACTATGATGCGAAGACGATCAAAATCAGCGGATCTACGATCTCCACAGCATCCGGTGATTTTGCCGTTAACACGGGCACGCTGGGATTGGACCCTATGGGGTTGGGAGGAATCATTTCCAAAACCGCAACACTTCAAGGACTGGATGTCGCCACGTATCCCTGGTGGGTCGCCACGATCATGGGGAACAGTGGAACAGGTCGCGCGATTTCCGACTTGTTGATCCGCAGCCTGGTTGACCGGATCGATATCGTATCCGGCAAGAAAGTGGAATGGTTATCCGGCTCTCACGGAATCAGAGCGTCCTACGAAGCCCTGCTGACGTCGATGAAGCGATTCGTTAACCCGATGCAACTGGAGGGCGGCTACGAGGCGAT